CGCAGATGCGTGAATCCATTCTTAATGGTCAATCAGCTTTTGCGGATGGTGGTGTTGTGGAGCCGGAAGAAGAAGGCATCACAGCCTATCACGGCTCTCCGCACGACTTTGAGCAGTTTGATATCAGCAAGATCGGCACTGGCGAAGGCGCGCAGGCATTTGGGCATGGGCTGTATTTTGCTGAAAGTGAGCCGACAGCGAAATCTTATGCAGAAGCTTCTGGTGACAAGTACTCACCCGAAAGAATTGCTAAAAGAATGATGGATGAGTTAGGTGACCGAGAAACTGCTATTCAAAAACAAAAAGAGCGTATTGCTCAACTAGAGAGGGCGCATTCCGAAGATTTTATCGCTCCGTATCGAGGTGCGTTGGAAATCTTGCAGTCTGGAAAAGAGCCAAAAATTGGTCATATGTACGAGGTGCATATCAATGCACATCCTGATCATTTTCTTGATTGGGACGCACCTCTTTCAAAGCAAGGGGAACATATTCAAGACCTTGCTAGATCAATTCCACTTCCAGAAAAGAACCTTCGCACAAAAGTTGTTTTGCAAAAATGGCGAGAAGGTCAGGATAAAGAATTTGGCCGCGAGGCTACGGGCGAAACGCTCCACCATATTCTGTCCGACTACGGCGCAAATCAAACCGATGCAACAAACGCTTTGCAATCTATTGGAGTGCGAGGCATTCGGTATCTTGACCGTGGATCGCGTTCTGAAGGCGAAGGAACTCGTAACTACGTCGTCTTCAACCACGACCACGTTAAGGTCCGCCGCAAGTACATGCGCGGAGGGGCTGTTTAGTCCCTTGAAACATGCTAATCTTCGGCAGGCTTGAGCCTTGGGGGACGCCCCATAACCTGATCAGGAGACAGCATGTCAGACCTTGCTAAAAAGGCCCGTGCGGCCATGAAATCCAAGGCTCAACGCCTTGGCGCTGACCGTCCAGTTGAGCGTGTCGATTCGTCGGATTTTACACCGCCGGAACTTTTGAACGCAGACATCAAGACGGGTATGCGTCCAATTAGTCGCCGAGCTTTCAAAAAGGGCGGCAAGGTTGTCGGTGCTGCGTGTGAAGCTCGCGCTGATCGCAAGCCTCGCAAATCTGGCGGCAAGGCTGAAGTTAAGGAATGGGTTGACGCCAAGATCAATCGCAATGTGAAAGAAGCCAACGAGCAACGCGAAGGCAAGAAGCACATTGGCGGGATGAAGGCTGGTGGCCGCGCGGCTAAGGCTCGTGGTGGAGCAAAAGATTCTACTTACGGTGTTGATACGCCTCTTAGGCTGAAAAAGACGTACACCGATGGCGATAAGGTTGCCAAAGTTTACAAGAATCCCGATTGGGACGAGCATGTCGTCAAGTACTACAAGGGTGGAAAATACCTTGGCGAAGACAAGGATTATTACACCTCTGATGGTAGCGATAAGGGCAAGCAGGATGCCCATGACACTGCTCAATCCGCCTTGAAAAACCTGAAAACAGGTGGCCGCGCTAAGAAGCAGGCTGGCGGTGGCAGCGATGCTATCACTGAGTTCCTTGAGAAGAACCCTGCTCCGGCTCGTGAGCCTGCCATTGAGAAGGAAACGGCGGGTCGTTCTCCGCAGCCTTCTCCTGAGAACATGCCGGTCACGCCAGCGCAGGCTCGCCAGATGCGGGCTATTTCCGAAAAGGAACGCGCTGCTAATCGCGCTCGCGAGCAGCAGATGCAAATGAAGCGCGACTTTGGGGTTACTGGCCGCAAGGCTGGTGGCCGCGCAAAGAAGAATGAGGGCGGTTCGATGGCTGGCTCGGAAGAGATGATGTCCCGCGCGAAGAAGACCGCTGGCGTTCCTTCTGACGTTATTTCGTCGGTTCCTGCGTCATCACGCTTCAGCAAAGCTTTTGGCATGAAGAAGGGCGGCAAGGCCCACACCGATGAGGCAATGGATCGGGCTCTCATCAAGAAGATGGTGAAGTCGGAAGCCCGCAAGGGTCGTGATAACGGTGGTCGCCTCTCCGAAAGCACTCGTGCGGCAAGAGCATCTCGGGATGCAGCCGATGCGTCGGATGCTTCTAGAAAGTCTGTAGATGAATTGGGCAAATACTTGGATCGTAGGGCAGCAAGCTCAAAAGATTTTGAGGGTAAACTCGCTGCGGCCCAAAGTATGGGTAGCCATTCCAAGGCCATGAGAAAACGAGCAGAAAATATTGCTGAACAAACGGGTTATAGCTCATTCTCGGGCGATACTCGTGGCCATCAAGACACTGAGCGGTTAAAAAAATCTCCGTTCATTGGAACTTATCGCTCGCACGGCTCTCAAACCCCGTCTGCGTATGAAGAAGCCCATAAACGCGGCGGCAAAGTTAAGCATTCGGACGAGGCCATGGATAAGGCGCTCATTAAGAAAATGGTGAAGCCGTCTGCTCGTAAGGGCAAAGAAGGCGGCGGCGCTATGGGCGTTATGGGCGGCCTCATTCCTATGCTTCTCAGCAAAAAGAAAGACGGTGGCCGTACTGCTCGCAAGGCCGGTGGCCGCGCCAAGGGCAAGACAAACGTCAATATCGTCATTGCGGCTGGCCGTCCTGCCGGTGGCCCTGACATGGCTCCTCCTCCGGGCTTGATGGGTAAGCCTCCGGGCGGCATCCCTGTGCAGGTTCCGCCGCCTGCTGGCGCTGGTAACCCTCCCCAGATAATGCCTCCGATGCCCGCTGGAATGCCTCCGGGCATGCCTCCCGGAATGCCTCCGGGCGCTGCTGGCGCGGGTGGTCCTCCCATGATGCGTAAGGCTGGTGGTCGCGTTTCCAAGGTTGCCCAGTCCTACAAGGACATGGAAGCTGGCTCGGGTGGCGGTGAAGGCCGCCTTCAGAAGACAGACATTGCCAAGCGTCAGCCGAAACCCGGCTTCACGAAGGGCGAGAACGTCTTTGAAGGTAAAGGCTATCCAAACAAAGTGCCGAATGCGACGGGTGGCCGTACTGCCAAGAAGGCTGGCGGCAAGGTTTACCGCTCGTACAAGGACATGGATGCGGGCGCTGGCTCAGGCCGTGGTCGCCTCGAAAAGACGGAGATTGCTTCTACGAAGCACTGACCTCGCGGCGGCATGAGGCATGACGCTGTGATCGGGACGGGTGGAATCCCCCTTTTTCCACCCGTCCCAACATCATCAAAAGGGGAACCGCAAAGGGGGCGGTTATGTTGACGTACCAGTCGTTCTTTCAGCACGAACTGCTGAAGTTAATCGATCAAGAGATTGAAAGAGTTAAGGATAGCCTTGTCCACGGACATAGCGCCCTTGATTACCCATCCTACAAACACAATGTCGGAATCATTCAGGGTCTTCTCAGAGCTAAATCGCTCTGCGACGAGGCTGAATCGATAGCTAATGGTGCAGAACACGAAAGGGGAAAATGATGCCGCCGATGATTATGGAGCACGAAACCGATCCGAAGGGGAAATTGATTGCCGATCTCGGTGATCTCTCTTCAGTCGAACTGTTCAACAACCAAATTCTGGTTGCAACGTACATCCGACCGCAAAAAACCAAGAGCGGCATATATTTAACCGACAAAACAACCGAAGAAGATCGGTTTCAGTCAAAGGTTGGGCTGCTTGTGAAGGCTGGCCCTAGTGCCTTTGAACCAAATGATGAAGGTTGGTTTCAAAACGAGACCTTTAACCTGCATGAGTGGCTTGTTTTCCGCCCATCGGATGGCTGGAGCATCACCATTCATGGTGTTCTGTGCAGAATTTTAAGCGATACGCAAGTCAAGGGTCGCGTTCAAGCGCCAGACGAAGTTTGGTAAGGAGATAAATCATGGCAGACGATAATAAACAGACAGAGTTTGATCTCGAATTGGCAGCAAATGACAGCGCCGATCACTCGCAAGAGGAAGAAGTTGAGATTCAAATTGAAAATGATGGTGCAAAGAAGGGTGCAACCCGAGCGGCATCGAGCGATGAAGGTGAAGATGATGTCCAGAAGACATTAGCGACACTCAAAAAGAAGCTCGAAGAAGAAAAAAGAGCGCGCGAAGAGGCCGAAGAACGTGCTCGTCAGGTCTCTCACAAGCTAAATGCAGCGTACAGTGAGGTCGAAGATAGCAATATCAACCTCATCACCAGCGCGATTGAGACCGTAAAGCGGGAAAACGAGTATCTGAAGAACGATTATCGCAACGCTCTTGCAATGTCGGACTTCGATAAGGCGGCAGAGCTTCAAGAAGCGATGTCGAGCAACTCCGCAAAGCTTCTCCAGTTGGAAAATGGCAAGCAGGCTTTGCAGAATAAGCCTCGTCAGCAGGTTCCAGACTACTCAAATCCCGTCGAGCAGTTTGCATCACAGCTTTCGCCTCGGTCTGCTGACTGGGTTCGTCGTCATCCGCAGTGCGTGACCGATCCGAGACTGCAACAGAAGATGATTGCGGCCCATAATTTGGCGGTTGCCGATGGTTTCCAGCCGGATTCGGACGATTACTTCGGTTTCATTGAGGAAACCTTGAAGATCAACAAGCGGCAGCCTGCTCAGGAGGCCGCAGAAGAGGATACGCCTATGTCTAGTGCGTCTAAACCCGTGTCTCGGCAGGCTCCACCTCCGGCTGCGCCCGCAAATCGCGGTTCGACACGCCCAAATGTCGTTCGTTTGACCCGTGCAGAGGCCGAGGCAGCGAAGATGTTCGGCATGACGGAACAAGAGTACGCAAAGAACAAAGTTGCCCTCCAGCGCGACGGCAAATTGCCTAATTAAGGAGATAAAACATGGAACGCGAGATCAAACGTCGTGGCAAAGACCCGCGAATTGTTGAGGAAACAGAAGTAGTTGCGGTTCCTCGCGCTGAAATGCGTGGTGAAGTCCGTGAGGAAAGCCCTCTGGAGCGCGCCAAGCGTCGTGCCTCCGAGTTGCGCGGCCATATTGATACCATCGGCGATGGTGTTGACGAGTTTCCGCTGCCGGAAGCACCGGAAGGCTGGACCTATCAGTGGTGTCGTCGTCTTTTGCTTGGCGCAGAAGACCCGAGCCACATGGTCGAGCTTGAGCAGGCTGGCTGGGAGCCAGTTCCGGTTCGTCGTCATCCCGAGTTCATGCCGAGCGGCTGGCAAGGAGCCACTATCGAGCGCAAGGGCATGATCCTCATGGAGCGCCCGACAGAGATCGTGGAAGAGGCTCGCCGCCGCCATGACTATCTGGCTCGCAAGCAGGTTCGCGACAAGGAAGCCCAGATCGCCGGTACGCCGGATGGCACTCTGACCCGCGACCATGCTCAGGTGCGCCCGCAGATCAAAAAGGGCTACGAAGCAATACCTATCCCTTCGGATAAGTAAAATTAGCACTTGACACTGATGGCATAATGCCATAGATTGATTAGGCAAGGTTGGAAACAGCCCTGCCTAATCGCTCTTTGAAAACTGGAGATTGATATGAGATACGCAGTGTACATCACATCTGAAGACGGCTTTTACGAATTCTCAAGTTCGTTTGCGGATTTAGAATTGGCTCAAACCCAAGAGAAAATGATTAACTCTTGGGGCGGCAAAGTTAAGGCGGTCATCATCAAAGTGCATCAGCGGGATCAGGTGGTTGATCCGGGTGCAAAAGATTTATGGCCGAAAGTCACTCCTCGGGAGGCTGCAAAAATAGCCCGCGAACAGTTGTTAGCAAAAGCTACCGGGTAATTATAACTGACTGAGCCGCCCTCCGGGGCGGCTCTTTACGTTTTGGGCGCGTTCTGTTAGTTTATGTCTTAGCGGCTTTATGCCCTGCCTCCCCCGGCGTGGAGGTCTTAAACTTTCCCGGTTCTTAGTCGCCCCGGCGCGCGATGATGAACTTCCTGTAAAAAGGAGGCATCCGTCATGGCGAATACAAATGCGCCTTTCGGTTTCCGTCAATATCAGGGGACAGGTTCTGCCCCGACGTATGAGCAGGTTGAAGCTGTTATCGGCTACAACACCACAAACATCTTCTTCGGCGACCCCGTGGAACCTGTCAATGATGGCACGGTTGCTCAGGGCGATGGTACAACCGCTGCTGCTGGCATCGCTGGCGTCTTCGCTGGTTGCAAGTACCTCTCGACATCGCAGAAGCGCACCGTCTGGTCCAACTACTACCCCGGTGGTACTGACCCGGCTACGGGAACGATTGTTGGTTATATCATCAACGATCCGAACGCTAAGTTCATCGTGCAGGCTGATTCGTCCATCTCGGGCGGCATCACGCAGGCTGAGGTTGGCGCGACCGCTGGCTACACCATTGGCTCTGGCAATACCGCAACAGGTATCTCCGCTGCCACCCTCTCCGGCGTTGGCCCGACAACGGCTACGCTTCCCTTCCGCATTGTTTCTCTCGTGACGCAGCCTCCGGGCTCGAATGGCACTGAGTTGGCGACCTCGAACTATGTGATCGTGGCCTTCAACAATGTCACCACGAAGAACCAGACTGGCATCTAAGGAGTAAGGACCAATGGCTGTTAATCTTTCTGCCATCAAAGACCTTCTCCTCCCCGGTCTCCGTGGTGTCGAAGGCAAATACGAGCAGATTCCGTCGCAGTACGACAAAATCTTCACGAAGCACGAGTCGAAGATGGCTCTGGAACGCACCGCTGAGATGCGCTTCCTCGGTCTGGCTCAGTTGAAGACTGAAGGTGGTCAGACTGCGTTCGATAACGCTGCTGGCGAACGCTATGTCTACAATCAGGAACACACTGAAATTGCTCTCGGGTACGCAATTACCCGCAAGGCAATTGACGACAACCTGTACAAGACACAGTTCATGCCGTCGAACCTTGGCCTCATCGAGTCCTTCCAGCAGACGAAGGAAATCTATGGCGCTAACATCCTCAACACCGCGACGACCTACAATGCGTCCATCGGTGGTGACGGTAAGGCTCTCGTCGCTTCGGATCACCCGATTGATGGCTCGACTGTGTCGAACTACGCAACGGTTGAACTGAACGAATCGACCCTGCTCAATGCGATGATCGCAGTTCGTACCAACTTCAAGGATCAGGCTGGCCTCAAGGTCTTCGCCCGCGCCCGCAAGTTGATCGTTCCGACAGCTCTTGAGCCTGTTGCGATCCGCCTCACGAAGACCGAACTGCGTCCCGGCACTGCCGACAACGACGTTAATGCGATCATGATGACCTCGGGCGGCTTGCCTGAGTCGTACATGGTTTCGGACTTCTTGACCTCGACTTCGGCTTGGTTCCTCCTGACAAACATCGATGGTTTGTCGTACATGGAGCGCGTCAAGTTTGAATCCGATATGCAAGTGGATTTCGTGACCGACAACCTGCTGGTGAAGGGCTACGAGCGTTACAGCTTCGGCTACTACAACTGGCGTTCGATCTACGGATCGTTCCCGTCGTAATCGCAAGAGGCGGGGTGTAAAAGCCCCGCCTTTTATCTTGGTATCTTGATCGCACTGACCGGCCAAGCGGACTCTGCACAGACAGTGTGATCTCATCGTGCAGGAGGTTCCT